CACGCATAATCTGACGCATATTTGCCGCCTTAGTATGCTTAGTGGACTCACGAAAACTACGGGCCGACTTACCCTTAGAAACACCAAAACGCTTAGTACGCATAAAACCTCCTGAACCGGTTAGGGGGGGACAGATCGCACCGCGATCATGTCACCTAGCACACCTAGTATCAAGTATAGAGGTGTGCTGGGGACGGCCTCACGGCCTCGCGCTCTACGAGCGCCTAGGAACGCCTTACGGCGTAGTTTGGCAAGGGGGTGGGGGGTAGCCCCACCCTACTGCCAAAAAGCAGCCTGGACGGCCGCTGAGAGTTTAGGGGGGACCGCAGAATACACTGCACCTTTCCCATAATGAACAAGAAGAAAAAAGCAATACGTATTAATACTAATACAATAAAATATTACACGCCTTAATATAGCAATTGTTCGATCACAAAGGAGCTATATGAAAGCACGCAATACCGACCAGTACCGCGAAGCATGGCAAGCTCATATAAACAACCTTGCCGCACTTGCACTAGCCGCAAACATTAGCTACGATGAATACGTAGCCGCTAAGCAAAGACTGGAACAGTGGCTAGACACCGCACTCGAGAACTTTGAACAACAGAGGACAGACCATGAATGACAAGACGAAGAATGCAACAAATGGAACTCTTTACCGAGTCAACTACTCTTGGGTCAACAAGACCAACCAATTCCGAAACGGCAGCCTCGCAATCACTGCCACTAGCGCGGAAGAAGCAACCACGAAAGGGCAGGAGATGCTTAACAATCTCGCAATCCGACATGGCAAAATTACTAGCGCCAAACCTTACTAAAGACGACCCTTTCGCATAAAGGAAGGGGGGCTCACGCCCCCCGACCTTATGACAGACCCCAAAAAAAAATTTTCTAAGAGCTCGCGTCCCCGCTCGCAACCGCCGGAGCAGGCACAGCCAGTCCTAACTTTCGCATTTCCTCCAGATTACTTGGATCAGTACACCACTCCACAAACCGCGCCGGATCATGATCCAGACGCTTGCGCAACTCCGCAGGCATCGCGTTAAACGACTCCTCAGCAGAACGCACCGCATCCAGCGCGTCCCGGTAATCTTCAACGCCGGTAAAATCACCATACGTCGGCACACGGACACCCGTGGGCAACTTCCCAGTAATACCAAAATTACGAACAATGACGTTAATGTCCGCTTCATCCCGCTGGGACTGAACCGTAAGCGACGGATCCTGACACGCCACACCCGTCGCAACACTCATCGCCTTGGGATTATAGTTCCACGTAGTGCGAACCTTTGGAAATCCACCATCCACCTTAGGCGTAATCTTAGCCATATTGAAACCCTCCAAGATATGCAACAACATCACTTCACACGCGCAATCTGAGACACCAGGCCCATAATGAACTTGAGCACCGGGCCGTACTTATCCGAGGCGCCGAACGCCTCATACCAACCGGAATTAACCTCACGCTCTATCATGTCCAGACTCGCGCCCTTATTCGCTAACTCCTGAGCCTTAATAAGCAACGGCTGAATCTTCTCGAGCTGCGCATTACTCAGCCTATAACCTACCGTCTGCTCCGCAATCGCATTAATCTGCGTCTGCATCAGCGCAATATTTTTATCCGCACCTTGCGCAGTCGCCTGCGCCAACGACGGAGCCCACGGCAAGCTAGCTTCCTGAATACCTGCACGAATACTCGACTCACGAGCCTGCGCATTATTCACACTAATCGCAGAACCTTTAAGCAAAGTATCCTGTTTCACATTCTCAATCTGCGCCTTACCCAACTGCATCTGCATCGCCAACTGGCCACCAGCACGCGCACCATTAGTCGCCGCCGCACCAAAATCAGGAATATTCGGCATAGACGGCACAGGCGCAGGATTCATCACCGACAACATGGGGTTAAGACCCGCCTTTTTCAGATCACGCACCTGCCATTGATAACGATGCTTGTAATTACGCTCTGAAGCACGCGCGCTCTGGCCACCACTAATCGCGGAACCAATAGCACCAATACCAGCACCTAAAGCGCTACCAACAATTCCACCCGTTACAGGATCCAACGGCATAAATCACCTCAGAAGTGATCAACAAGACCCGGGACGCCGTACATCGGCAGCGGACGCGCACACTTGTTGCGCAGCAGAATATCAATAATAAACTGCTTACCCGTCTGCTCCGTAGTCGCCACAATACGATCCACCGGCGGAATATCCGTAATGAACGTTTCGTTAAGCGTAGGACGGGACGTAAAATTCTGCGCCAGATGCCAAATGTCCAACGGCAACTCAGCCGTCGAACGCAACATCCCAGTAATTAGCGAAGGATTGTACCGATACTCGCCCCAACGCTCTTGATAACCGAACACATCGTTGTCTTCGCTCGTACCAGTGGCATAAATCTCCTTATTGAGCACAGCCTGCTCTCCAAGATGAGAAAACACCGGCCAGTAAAAATCATACCGAGTCTCACGACTCCACAGCTTCCGCAGACCCTGCTGATAATTCAGGTCCGCACGCACAGCAAACAAACCAATCACGTAACCATGTTCAGTAAACGACTGCGTAAACCCGTGATTATGCGCCAACGCAGTACCGAACGCGCCCAGGGTACCCAGCGGAGTCTGATCCACCGTAGAACTCTGCGTCTGCGCAATCGGAGCGATGTTAATCGGCGTCATGCCACCGCCTAGATACTCAGGACGCTGCAAACGCGCATCCGGCGACACCACACCAAAATGCGACCGCACCAACTCCGTATACCGCGTACCGCCACGAGCATCGCGCTCGAGCAACTTCTGAATCTGAAACGCCTGACGGATTTGATTAATCGTCGCCGCTGTCGCAGCAGACAAATCCGCAAACAACTTGGGATCACCCCACTGCATCTCAACGTTCTGCGGAGTATTCGCCGTGGTACGAACATCGTCATCCGCCTGCTTACTCTGCATCCGCGTCGTAACAGTACTGAACTTAAACGTGGGGTAATTATCTGCCGCCGTAGACGGCAACACCGGCGCACTCTGACCTAGCGGCAGCGAAACAGACGTCCCTTTCTGCGTCCAAGGCAGACACGACGTGAAATAATCATGACGCTTGCCACGGCGCTTAATCCCATACTGCGTATAACCATCCGGGCCGTTGCCCGTCAAATGAGATACAGGCTGGCACAGATTTTCATCACGGAACCATTCGTTCCAAATCAGATTATAAGCACGCAGCGGCAGCGCATTAACGCTAATCGTACCTGCCGGATCAATCTGTCCCTTAACAGGAATGCCCATGTAATCATAAATCGTCGACTCATCAAAACCACCCGCCGGCGACACAATCTGCGGCACCGTGTAATCCGTCGACGCACCGGGCGAATCCTGCTGACCCATGAACCTTACCCAATTGGACCAAGTCAACCGATTGGGCACAAAGAAGAAAAACGACTCGAGATACAAATTGTCCATAATCGGAACAATGGGCGTAGCCAGTCGCGCAAACATCGTCGCCTTAACACTAAACGAGTCGCCCGGCAACACCTCTTCCACATAAAACGGAATCAGCCTACCGGAATCAAACGCCGTCTTATATGACGTCTCCATTTTGAAACCAGAACGCGGAATATCCGCACGCGGAACCATCGCAAACTGATGAACATCAACCGACCTATTCCGATGCATAACATTTCTCCTATGAAAAAAGGGGGGCAGAACGCCCCCCAACTACCCGACAGGGTTAGATGTAATCCTTACCTACCGCAATCTGCTGCGGCCTAGTAGCGGAAAACTCGCCAGTTTCATCGTCAAACTCACCCAACGCATACAAATCGAAATCGTCGGGATGCTGATTATACGCATTCGGTCTTTCCGCCGAATGCGGGCGCTTAATCTCATCACCAAACGACCGAATAGCAGAACCAACATTCGCAACGAAGAACGGCTGCGAAAACGCATCAATAGCCCTGTCACGAATAGCAACAATCTTATAACGCATGGGAGTACCTTTCTTTATTGAACTTACGCTTTGCAATGACGCACTTCTCGCGCGTCGCCAAACGCCCAACAGTGTTATTGTCTATGAATTTTTCAGCCTCCTTAGAACGCGAAAATTTCGAATCATCGAATTCCTCTGGATGCAACTTAGCAAACAACTCGTCAAAAAACAAAGGGATCTTTTGTTTTTTCTGCGCAACATGAACACCGCCATGCGCATACACTTCCGGCCAATACTTCTCGAACCAAGAAGCACCAAGACCGGGCCTTAACGACATCCGCCCATACGGCGACTCACGCACAGTTATCTCGCCAGTATAAGGATCGACCAAAGAATACCGATCAGCGGAATCGCCAGATACAGACTTACAAGTATAAGCAGAAACATAACGAGCAGACGCATACGTCACTTCTCCAATGGAACAGAAACCTTTTCCCCAGACTTCTGATAGCAGTTCACTTTCGTATAAGTCGTGTGAGGAGTACACGCTGTTGCACTTCCGCTTATCATCAAAATCAAAACCAAATAAAAGCGCATGATAGTGGGGCCTCCCAGTATTATCGCCATACTCACCACACATAAAAAACCGAAACGGGCCAGCCTTCTGACGAAGCTTCTTAGCAAACAACTGCCATTCACGATGATTCAACGAGCAATCGTTCGGCAAATGCTCATCGTCATAAGTCAATGTAATAAAGCAGTTCCGGCTGTGCATCTTTGATTCAGCATAACACCGAAACGCCCAAGCTTCCTGTCTCTGGATACGACAACCTATGCACTTGGAACAAGGGATCTCAATCTCACGATGATCCTTCAACTCACGAAAAGATACAGGCCCGCCATCGAGCGGCTTCCACACGGTAACGGGTCTATAACAAGGCATTACAGCCTCCAACCGCCACGCATTACCTGACGGTTAATATTAGGGGACTTAGTATGCTTCACATTATTCTTAAAATGATGCGCAGACTTACCCTTAGAAACACCAAAACGACGAGACATAAAAACCTCCAAAACCGGTTAGGGGGGGGACAGATCGCAAGAGCGATCATGTCACCTACTCTCCCTAGTATCAAGTATAGACGGGAGAGTGGGGACGGCCTCCGGCCTCGCGCTCTACGAGCGCCTAAGAGCGCCTCACGGCGCAGTTTGGCAAGGGGGAGGGGCAAGACCCATGCCAATGACAAAACGCAGCCTGGACAGCCTGCTAACTGTAGGGGGGACCGCAGAATACACTGCACCTTTCCCATAAACACAAATAAGATAAAATTACAATACGTATTACTACTAATACAAATAAATACTCAAATAAATAAAATGGCTATTGTTCGAACACAAAGGAAGCCATACATGAGAGCAAGAGATCCAGAGGAATACCGCCAATCGTGGCAAGCACACATCAACAACTTGGCCGCACTTGCACTAGCTGCGAACATTAGTTACGATGAATACGTCGCAGCAAAACAGCGACTAGAGCAATGGCTCGATACTGCACTCGAAAACTTTGAAAGACAGAGGGTTGACCATGAATGACAAAACGAAGAATGCGACAAATGGAACTCTTTACCGAGTTAACTACCAGTACGCCGCAAAGAACGGACAGCTACGCGCAGGGTCCATCATCATCGAAGCAAAGGACGTCACCGAAGCGCAGAAAATCGCAACGGAACGACTGCCAACCTTTGGACTCAGCCACCATCGCATTACTAGTGCAAAAGAGTATTAACTCTGAAGCGGCGGGGTGAGGAGGGGGGGGGGGGGGGGGGGGGGGGGGGGGGGGGGGGGATTCCTGCTGCACTGGCGGAGCAACCGCCAACCCTAGCTTTCGCATTTCCTC